AGGGAGCTCCATTTAATACTTTTAGACATTTCCTAAAACCTGCTTTATAAGCAGGCGTACCACTAGCTACGTTTGCTTGTGAAAAAGTGATAGAGTTTTCATTTCCACCTGGTGCATGTTTAAATCTATCAATAGTATGTATTCCAGTAGCTGTCGAGGTAGTCGCCCTTTGAGCAATTTTCATAGCTCCATTAACTATTAGATTACGTCCAGATAAATTATTAGTTTTTAAACTACCTGTTACGTCTACATCTCCACCATCTTTTATAGTTACCCTTGTGTTTTGACCATTATTTTTAAATATCATGGAATCTGATCCATGATTGTAAGTTATACTTCCAGCCCTAGCGTCACCAGCATCAGCAAACGCAATAGCAGACTCGTCTGTTGAACCAAGAGTTATACCTGTCTGAGTAGCAGCGTTATTGTTTCCAACCTGCAAATCATCAATAGAAGCGTTTGCATAAGAGGTAGTACAACCAATTAATAATCTTCCATTAGTATCCAGTATGACTTGAGGTGCTGCATTATTAGTAGCAAAACCTATAGCATGGTCTGTGACTGTAAAGATTTCACCTCTATTCGTATCACCAAAACCGCCTAAGCGTAATTCAACTTGATTACCACTACTATCTTTACCATTCATCTCTATCGTTGCTCTAGTACTATTATTTGTACTAGAAATTAAAAGTCCATTAAGCGTTGCGGCACTGTTGATATGTAGCAGTTCGCTAGGACTTGTTGTACCTATACCTACGTTTCCAGATGAATTTATAGTAAGCCTGTTAACACCAGCCGTTCCGTCATAAGCATGAAATTTACCATCATTATTTGCTTGAAATCCATAATTTCTACCACTAGCATTAGATGATTCAAGCTGAATAGAAGGAGCATCTGCTCTAACAACTAACTCTTCTGCTGGACTTGTTGTACCTATACCTACTTTTCCACCAGTAATTGACATGGTAGAAGTAAAAGTATCGTTAGTTGCGGCTATAAAATCTAGTCTTGCATCTTCTGTGTTATTAGTAATATCAAGTGCTGTAACTGCAATTCGAGCAAAACTACTTGTATTCCCTGCGTCATCCTTTCCTTTGAAATCTATTCTTCCTAAAGCATCATCATCTGCTGGACTTGCAGAATTTCTATAAAGTTCAATTATCGGCCCGACACTTGCATCTGCATCTGTACTTTCAACTAATAAAACTGTGTTGTTGCCTGAACCTACAACATGCAGAGGAGCACTAGGGCTTGACCCTGCCCCTATCCCTACATTCCCGCCGTCATAATAAACATTCGTTCCATTCGTTACCCATTGTCCTGTTGGGTCGTCTGTCCAAGAAAGAACACCGCCTGTTGTACTTGCTAAGACTTGACCATTTGCTGTAGGTGCTGCACTTGGAAGCGTGTAAGAAACATCAGCCGCTAACGCATCTGGAGCTTGTAAAGAAACAAAGTTTGCACCGTTAGAATCTGCCTCTGCAAATCTTATTTGCTTGGCATTATCAACAATTAAATTTCCTGTTAACGTTCCACCAGCTTTAGGTAAGGCAGCATCGGCAGTAGCGGTGGTAGTTGTTAATGAATCGTTTACAGTTTTAACAGAAGCACCTGTAGCCGCAAGAGTTGTACTTGCGCTTGAAACTGAGTCAACTAATTGAACAACACCAACAACAGAAGTGGTTCCTGCAACAATCTTTGATCCAGCAATTGCAGCATCACTCTTAATATCAGCATTAACAATCGAATCAGCAGTAATAGAAACAAGACCTGCATTTGAAATGCTTATATCTCCTGTAATTGCTACGGCTGTTGGAACGTTTGACCCATTACCAACAAGGATCTGAGCAGAAGTTAAAGCAGCTAATTTGGTAAAAGCAATTGCAGCAGAAGCGTTTATATCAGCATTTAATATTGTTCCATCTAAAAGCATTGTGCTTGTAACTGTTCCAGTATCACCTGAGCTAACGAGGGTTCCTGTGACATTCGGAAGGCTTACAGTTCGATCAGCAGTTGGATCAATAACAGTTAATGTTGTCTCAAAATCATCAGGTGTTGAACCCTCAAAGATGATGCTTGAACTTTGATTAAGAGCTAAATTTCCAGTTAATGTGCCACCTGTAAGATTTAATTTTTCTGTATCTAATTCTTCTAAAACAGATTGAACGTTTGTATTTTGAATACCTCCTGTTGCTGTAACTCCAATATTTGACGCAACCTGACCAGCAATAAAGTTTGAAATATCAAGTTTTTCCCAAGTAGCTCCATTACTTAGGATCATGTCAGGTGGGTTGATTGTTACCGTTGGAGCTGGTGAAGTTCCTGTTCCTGACTTATCACATACAAAGTAGTAACGATTATTGGCGGCTGAAGCAGCTTGAAGTGCAGCGTTTTGTGTAAAGCCTTGTGCTGTTCCTGCTGCTGTTAACGATGTAATTTTATTTGTATCAGCCCTGTAGTTACCTGCATAAATAATCTCACCAGATGTAATTGTTACTGGCTGGAACGCTGATCCGTCATACACATATAAATCATCATTCGTTAAGTCATAGAAAAACTGTCCTTTAAAGTCTGCCGTTGGGAAAGTGACAACTCCAGAAGTTGATTGAGCACCAGTAAATTGACAAACAGAAGAATCTGCAAATTTAACTCCTGTAATTGAATTAGTAGCAAAGCGTCCAATATCTAACGTTCCAGACGTTAACTTTGTTGCTGACAAATCAGGAATATCACCTGAAACTAAAGTGGTTCCAGCAGTTACAACTCCCTTTACATCGACTGTTACTTTTGCATAAGTTCCAGCAGTAACTCCACTTGTTGAAGTCGCAATAGCACCTGAACCATCGACACTAATTCCTCCTCCCGAAGTAACTAAAACCGCACCTTTAGCAGAGGTCGTTGCAACAGGAAGATCAGAAGCAAGTAACGCAGTAGCAGCAGTTATTTGTCCTCTTGCATCGAATGTAATTCCTGAGACGGTTGCAGCAGTAACACTATTAGAAAGAGATAACGCACCAGCTCCAGTAACAGCTAAACCAGTCCCAACCGAAACAGCACCAACAGCAGATGTAGTTGCTAAAGGAAGATCAGAAGCGGCAAGGGCAACTGTTGCCGTAATTAATCCTTGAGCGTTGTAGGTAATTCCAGAACGAGTAGCGGCTGTAACTGTGTTATTAATTCCAAGATTTCCAGAAGCTACATTTAGTGATCTATCAATATTTGCTGTTGCTAATTTCGCTGCTGTAATCGTTCCATCAGTTATTTTTGCTCCACCAATTCCACTAGCAACCTTCGCATCGGTCACGGCTGAACTTGCTATGGCTCCACTGTCCACAGCGTTGTCTGCTAGTTCAGAAGCAGTTACAGAATTTGCAGCAAGCTGAGTTGAACCAATTGCTCCTGTAGCAAGAATTGTTCCAGGTAAATTTGCAGCTAATTTCGCAGCAGTAATATTTGCATCAAGTACTTTTATTGTCGTTACGGCATCAGAAGCAATAGCACCTGCATCTACAGCATTGTCAGCTAATTCGGTTGCTGTAATTGCATTTGAAGCAATTTGATCCGCAGTAATTGTATTTGCAGCAATACTCGCAGCAACAACAGCTCCATCAGCTATTGCAGCAGTATCAACAGCATCATCAGCCAACTTAGGGGCGGTAACAGCATTAGTCGCCAATTGAGGTGTATCGACACCTGCACTTGCAATTTTTGCCCCAGGAATATCTCCATCACTAAGATTTAATTTTGCATAAGTAATTGTTGTATCTGATAATTTTGTTCCTGCAATACTTCCAGCTAGTTGAGCATTAGATATGGTTCCGCTTAAGTTCGTTGTTAAATATCCAGTTGCATCTGCCAAGTTAAAAGCAGGAGTAGCATCTGTACCCCCAAGAGCAATACTGATCCCGCCAAGAGAGATACTTGAATTTGCAAGCTTGACATTACTAACAGCTCCATCCTGTATTGCTCCAGTTGCAACTTGATTTGTTCCTAACGTGCCAACCTTTGCTCCAGGTATGTCTGCATCATCAATTAAGGCAACACCCGCAGCAACAAGGTCTTTAACAGTAACCTTCTTAGTCTCGGTGGCACTGAGGTCCGCTAGTGCGAGAACATCAACAGCTTGAACACCCGCTTCAACTAATGCGGGTAACGCAGTTATCTTTAAATCAGCCATTTACAAGTTAACGAAACACCTTTGCAAGTAGTTTAAACCTGTTCGAGCATTATGCGACTATCATCTTCCTGAAGAATCCGATCTGTGTCTTCTTGTAATAGGACACCAGGAGCATCACCAATCTTTAAACTAACCACTCCGTTCGTTATAAATTCAATTCTTGTCTCAACAACTTCAGCAGCAGCAACAGTTACAGCAACGTTAGTAATGATGCAATTAGCTTCATAAAAAACATTATTTTTAGCATTATTAGAATCCCTGTAGAGGTAGAACACCCCATCAAAGTCTGACCCTTGTTGAGTTCTAACAATTAATTGAGCAAGATAAAACGGAAATTCTGGGTCAACTCCATAATTATTTGCACGATCTTCTGAGCCATAGCTATGCTCCCAAATACAATTCATGGAGCCTTGACCGCTAATTAATCCAGCTTCATATTGATTTCTAAATTCATCTCCAAGGTTTGTTAAATCAACCTGTTCCCTACTGGTTGTCATCTCAAAATCTCTAATTTTTGCTAGATGCCTGAAATTGTCATTTTTCGTTGTAAGCACAACATCTTTAGCAGAACTTGGAGCAACAAGAGTTAAAGCTGTTGTAGTTAATCCCTCAATTGAATCGGCAAAAGTGTTATATAAACGAATACCACCAACAGGGTCAATATTAATAAACCATTTTCCGTCTGGATAACTATGACCATTGACAAGCTCAAGATTTGAACCATCAGCCGTTTCTATTACAACTTGGTCGCCTGTAATTAACGAGCCAGTGCTGTGGTCGAGGCTGAATCTTTTGCTGTCTACACTGACATCATAAGGATCCAGCTTGGTTCTAATCCCACTACTTAACGTGTCCCTTTTCAGGGCAATTTGCCCAGATTGTCCAAAGTAAACGCTCATTAATCAATTAACGAAGTAAAGCCATAAGGTGCTCCGTCAGCCTCCCAACTAATATCCGCAGAAGCAACTTCCCCTACGGCAGTGTTCATTGAAACACCTGTTATAAAAACAGCAAATCGAATATCACGTGTATCAGTAGCACCTGTCGTTAATCTCATTTGCAAAAATACCCTAGAAGACGCAGCATTTGTCCCGTCTCCTGGGTCGTTATTACCACCAGCTTTTATTGCACTTGTAAGTATTTTGTGAAGATTTGAGTCTGCTCCAGAAGCAGGGTTAGCAACGTAATAAAACAATCGGCAACTACCTGAATAACTTCTAACTCCTGCCTTTAATGTTCTATCTGAGTCTCCCAGTGAGGTTGTTTCTAGTACAGCCATTGAACTAGAAAACGACCAAGATTGAACTTTGGCAGCCTTAGTTCCATTATCAAGAGAGCTGTTTAGATCGGTGTTTGAAGTCCCTAGAAAAAGTTCTCCATCACGTCCAGAATAAAAACCCACAACCTTAAATTAAAACGTTGTTCTTATTATATGGGTGCATCCAAGCAAGCAACAAAACTACAGCTAACATTGCTCAATCCATCGAATGTACTTGTAACAGTTGGAGGTGCTGAGTACCTCCAATCAAGACCTGTATAAGTGCCCATAATCTCCCTTTTTAAGTCGTTATTGTGAAGACCTTGCAAACCCTTGTCAGAGAGGAATTGGATTTTACCCCATGTTCCGTTTACAGTTTCATAATTTTCAATAATATCCCAAACTTCTGACTCTGAAAGGTTAGAAAAACCAAGAGTCATCGTGGCATTAACACGTTTATTACCAAAACGAATATGTGTTTTTGTTCCGTCTAATGATTCAAAATCAGTACTTGGAAACCTTCCAGGTGTAAATGTTCGACTTGATGGGGCTATAGCAGGAAAGTGAGTTGTCATTTTTCAATCCTCAATAACAAAACGAGAACCATCCGTCCATCCTTGTAATATAGCCAGTTTGCCGTCGCTAGTTAGCTTGACATAAGAAGCGGCTAAATCAATCAAACCATCTTCTCCAAACGTAATACTTTCAACCTTATAACATTGATCTGTCTTTTCAGTTTCCTTAATCGTAAATAACGTTCCAGCAAATGCTTTTACTGCATTTGAATCTGAGAAATTAACGG